CATTTCCGATGTCTATGATCTCATAATCAGGAGTTCCATCAGGATTCATAATCACATATTCTTGAGTTATTTTAGCTCCAGCTGAAAGCTCTCCATTTTCACCAACCATATCTGGTGAGAATATACCCACCTCTGCTAGAAGTCTTAGCATGTCTTTAGATACGTCTGGTGTCGACACTACTAAAGACGTTTCAGAAACATTTAAAGCGTTTAATGCTGTATCGTTTATAACTAAAGGATATTCTAAAGCAGGACCAACAAAAACTACTTGCTGAGCACCTTGTGGTAATATGTCTAAATAAATGTTATAACCGTCGCTTTTAGAAAAACCAGGCTTAGCACTCATCATGCTGTTAGCAACTGTATATTTGAAATTATTGTTGACATCAAAATTAGGTTCATCTGTAACAGATAATTCAGCTAGTAAAGAAGATAAAAAATCCAATGATTTCTGAGGAGCTTCTTCTAAGTGTTTTATTTGGTTTAGCTCTAATTCACAATTTTCAGACTCACACCTATTAGAATCTATCGCTAATTTTAGTTTAGCATAAGTTCTACCTATATTTCTATAAGCGTTTTCTAGTAGTTTGAAGTTATAGTCGCTAGTACTAGAAACAAAGCTCTCGCTGTAAGCTATAGCATCACTTTCGTTGAACTGCTGTAAAAAAAGGTTTTGATTTAAGTTGTTTTCCATTTTGTTTTTTTAATTATCCTAACATTCCTCCACCAATAGTAGCTAAAGACCCAAACATACCAGTCATGGCCGCTGTTTGATCCGCTTTAGCTTGAGCCTGATCTTGAGCTGCGCCCATCATTTCTCCGTAAGTCCTATCAATAGCTCCTTGCTCTCTACTTTCAGTAGCTCCAAATACAAATTGCTTTCCAGCAGCTTCAGCTGATTGAATACGCTGCTCTTCAGCCATTTTAGCTCTTTGCATTTGTTGTTCTCCAGCCGCTCTCTTGTCTTCGTTAGCTTTTTCTTGTTGTTCTACACTAGCTGCAACATCTTTTTTAGATCTTAAAGCCGCATTAGCTAGAGCTGTAGCGCTACCAGCTCCACCAGTTGCTCTCACAGCATCTAAAGTATTAGCTAAAGATATATCAGCTTCTTCAATTTTCATCTCTGCTGCTTTTGTAGCTACACTTAAGTTAGCAAAAGGATTTGAAATCATACTACTTAAACTCTTTACGTCTTCATAAGGGTTTATAACATCTTGTCTATTTTCTTCTAAATTATTTAATTTTTTTTGTAATCTAGCTTTTTCTCTTGCCGCTGCTCTTGCCGCTTTTTTAGCTGAGCTTGAACCCACAAGCCCTCCAGCTATGGACGCAACTCCGCCTACTACTGCCATGTAACTCATATCTTTTCTTTTATTAGTTTTTTGTTTTCTAGTTGAAGGTAATACTCATCATAAGTGTTAACTACATTATTTTTTTCTAGAACCTTAGCGTCTTTATAGTTTAGTGGATTATGAAACACATTAGTAAATATACAATCTTCAACAGCATAAACAGCTCTTTTAATACCTGGTTTAGATATTATTGTAGCAGGAGCCTCAATTGTTTGCCTTCCGTTTTCCTCATCAACAATTACCATTTTACCTTTCAATAGAAAACTAACATGTTCTTTTAGATGTATCTTTCCTATAGAAAATATACCTTTAGGAATTTCTATTTGTCTTATGTGCATTCCATCTGCAAATGTGTTAGTTACAGGGCAAATGTCATTATCTCCAAAAGCAACTTGACCTTCAGGTAAATTACTTAAAGACTCTTGGAAATCTAATATACTGTCTCTTATTTTCTTTACTAACTTATCCATTAATATCCATTGTTTTGAGTATAAGTTGTACTAACGTTAAACAATTGTTTTTCAGCACCTATATTTGTTGTGTTATCTGTTGATAATTTTACATTGGCATAAAATCCTTTTACTCCACTAATTTGCTGTCCAAAGTTAATTTCAGAGTCTGCAGCTTTACTAGCGTTTTGCAGATTAGCTACATATTTATTTTCTTTTAAATTAAACCCAGCGTAATATTTAGGTAATGGCGGATTAGTAGTATTGAAAGCTGTACTGTACAAAGCTCTATTAGCTACTAAATAAAAATTTAATAAAACAAATTGAGCTGTATTTACGTTTTGACTAACAATTAAAACTGCTGTAGCTACATTATAGCTAACGACCGTGGTGTTTGCTGGAACACCTAGTCCACTCACTAGCGCACCCACTGGTATTAAACCTGTAACGTTGTTTAGGTTTATACTTGTTGTTGTAGATGCCTGTGCTGTTGTACCTGTTGATTCAGATATAACATACTCACCTTCGTGGTAACTACTAACACCTGACGTGAAATCAAAAGTATTACTCCAACCGTTGTTTAAGCTTATTTGTCCAGTTAAATCAGATGTATAACTAGAAACTTGCCAACCACTAGTTCCTTCGTAACCTATGGTCTGGAAACTTTTAGATGTAGCAGGGCTAGAATTTACAACAAAAGATACTGTACTAGGATATTGAACTCCATAAAAGTTACTTCTTTTAACAACACTTCCGGTTGGTGTTAACTCAACATAGTGTTTATATAACTTACCTTTGTATGCTGTATAAAAATCGTTTTGAATGCTAAATATTTGCTCTGGTTTATAACTATAAAAAGAAGGCCAACCACTAGATCTTTCATCAAAAGATGATGTGTAATACGGTAATAATGCAGGTTGAGATATCGGGTCTTTTTGCAAAGAAACAACGTACTCTGAGTTATGTACGTTATAACCACCCTGTATAAACCCGCTATAGCTAGCTGTATCTATTTTATTTAACTCATCTCTAAAAAAGTCTTTCATTCCAAGAGCTGATATTTCAGTAATACCGTTGTTGCTAAGTCTCAATATAGCGTTATTGTTTTTGTCTGCAAAATATTTTTGATAACCATAGACAGCAAAACTTTCTGGATTTTTACTTATACCGTATTCACCAGCATAAGGCTGAATTGTTCCAATAACTAAATTAGAGTTAGTTACAGCTCCACCGCCTTCTGCGGAGTATATCGCGTCTTTATCTATTAATGCCCTTGATACTTTTTGTTCTTGAAAAACAACTAAATTAGAATCCTCCGCATAAAGCCTTTGTATTGAACCGTTGGAAGGATCTGCACTTTTTGTTATGTCTTCCGCTATAGAAAAAACGTTAGAGTTGTTTATTCCAGTTCTAGAATTAAATATTCCAGAGTATATTATTGAGTTAACTCTAAACGACGCAGAAGCTTGATCTTCTACTAAGTAAGCTTTAGCACCATAGTCTGTGGATGTATTATTAAATCCACCTCTAATTCTAGATTCTTCTATAACCCAATCTTGAGCGTCGTTTGTAACAGCAACAACAGGGTAACCTCCTATATCTTCTGGTATACCTCTAGATCCGTTCCAAATAGGTTCCTTAGAAGAATTAGTTTTATTTAAAAAAAATGAATTGAAATATTTAACTTCTATTATTGCTGCCATTTATATAATATTACTTATTTTTAACTTAAATTACACATTAACCTGCCATGCTATGTTGTCTACATCATAATTGTTTTCATCTATATCAAACGTGCCACTGGGGAAAGGTGTTGGTGAAGGGTAGGCGTAAAAGCGCCAACCAAACAAATTGGGAGCAGCATTATCACCAGTGTCTGTTATTGCGTAATTACCGATCTGTGGCGGTAGAGGATTAGGAAGAAGTATCGCAAAATAACCGTACGTTTCGGTGTCAGCCAGCCAAAGATCTATAACCGCTTGTTCTGAAACATTAGAAAATCTTATGCTTTCATATAAAGGCAATGTATTTACAGACGCAAAATCTATATTTATAAAACCATTCCCGCCAAGCGAGCTTGTTAAAGGCGGTTGGATTGGCCCAAACATGGTTTGAATTGGCGCATACCCACCATATCCAGTAGGAAATTGAGAGATAAATCTGTTTGGAGGATTATCTAAACCAAACTCCGTGCTAAAACTTAAAGTTGTTAAACTCTCTATACTACTCTCGTTAGACCAGGGACCATTATACAAATACCAACCCCAAGCTGCGCTACTAGCACCGCCGTATACTTCAAAAACTGTTATAGTTTGATACCATGTATCAAATCCGCCTGCATTATTAGCGCCACCAGTTGGACCGTATTTTCTTCGGAACTCCCTAGAGTATGAAAACTGCTTTACGTTTCTAACTTTAGCTCCAAAATCAATAACTATATCTATGCAGTCTTGATCATTTTGACCACCAGCATCTTGAACGCATATAGTTAATTCGTATCTGTCTACAGGAACGTTACCTACTTGAGTATTTATTAGTTGAAACTTAGCTTCACCACCAACTATCGTGGGCTCGTCTAATATGTCAAAATAATTTACATCACCTTGAGAGTTTGTTTGAGATGTTATTGTGCAACTGCCGTTTGAAAATATTGAAGCTAAATTTACATTATCTGCTCCATTCACGCAGTCAATAGTGGTTATGTTTTCAGTGTTATTTGTTATATTAAAAGTTGTACCGTCTAATGGGAGGTTTATTGTTGGTGCTACATTAGCTAGTATTAAATCTCTAGTAACATCTAAGTTTTGACCATTTACAACTGCTGTAAATTTTAATGAAAAAGAACGTAAGCTAGGAGGGCTAGAGCTATCATCTTCACCAAAATATATATCATTGTAGTAAGCCGCTGTTGTTATTATTTGAAACCCATTTTGATTAGGTAACGTTTGCACTAAAGTAAAATAATTCAAATCGGTTATATCCTGTATGCCATTACTAACTTCTACTAACTCTAGCGGTGTTGTAATATCAACTATAGAAACTAAACTACCAAAATTGTCTAACACATAGAAAGGAGCCGATAATACATTTTCACCCAAAGCTAATCCCTCTGTAAAAGGAGTTTGGTTAAATTCAGTTAAAGTAGCTCCAGCAGAGTCTTGGTTTATAATAGCGTTGTTTAGGTCGGATATTAAACCAGAGGTTGATGTTTCCCAAAATATATCTAATAAACTTTCAACAGGTTTAGTCTCGTAAATAGCTAAGTACTGAATTCCAGGTGTAGAATCAGGTATTATAGTTATTGTTTGACCTAAAGTTACGGATTGAGGAGTATCAACTTGTAAAGTAGGAGCTGTAGTATAGGTTATGTTTGTTCCACTTGATACATTAACAATATTACTAACCGTCAAGGTTACGCTTGGTGCTGTTCCAGTTATGTTTGTTATAGCTGTTCCAGCTGGAATACCATTTGCAGTAACTAAAGTTCCGTTTCCAGCACCTCCAGTTGGTGCAGCGTCTACAATAAAAGAAGTATCTCCACCTGCAGGTGTTCCAGTTGTTACTTGAGCCGATCCAGCAGATGCTCCGTTTAAAAACTGAACAACTTTTAAGTCTTTTGGAAAATTATTAGATAAAACTATATCTCCAGGAATAATAGTAGATGTATCACCTGCAATATCTACTAACCTAAAAGTATCAGTTGTAGCAGATTCAGCTATGTTAGCAGTTACGGTGTCAAAGTTTGTTGTTGATATTTGACCTATTTTAGATTCCGTACTTATTCTAGCCACTAAAGGGTTTGACTCAATAGAGTAAAATTGAGGGAAATAATTAGGCCTTGGCACTTCAGAAGGATTATACTCAAATAAATCATTTAGAGTAGATATAGTTGAAACAGTGTCTGAAGATCTTCCGGGGTAATACTGCTCGTTTGAACTACCCAAGTCTGTTGTTGGATCTATTTCTATGTTAGTGTTTTGAACTCTACCGTAAAGTTGCACAGAACTTCTAAACTGCTTTTGCTGAGGACCAACCTGTGACAAATCTCTAGGCACCTTGTTTATATTATCATTTATAAGTACAGTATGAGAAGTATTACCTAGCTCTAAAGTAACATCTTCTGGATATGAAGCCATTATACCTGGTAAATAAACATTATAATACTCTTGTTCAGTTTGTTTAACAACTATCTTAAAGGAGTACCATCCTAGCGGATTGTAATCTAAGCTAGTTATATCTCCATTGTATAAACCTGGAGTGCCTGTGTTTAGATTTCTAGTAGAAGATATTACTTCATTGAAGAGTATTTTCAAAGAATCACCCGGCCAATCTGATGGCGTTTGTGAAATGTCAGAATAAGGAGAGTAAACAGTTGAACCAGAAAAAGCTTGTCCAAAAAACCTTACAATTTCTTTATTATCAGATAAAATAACAGTCGACGTTCTACCAAACTTATCAGACAAAAGAACTCCTACTTGGTAGTTTCTGTTTTGTTTTAAAGAGCTGTTAGGGTATTCTATAATACTAGTGGTGTTAATTACATTTGATTCTGGTTCAAAATCTAAATCAACTACTCCGGCTGGAAAAGTTACTTCTCTGTTAAGCGATATAATAGCCTCGGTTGTTGAAGTTGAGCTAAAATAAATCGGTTGATTTTCCACTAATGTTACAATAGATGAACATGTTACATATTGCGCATTATCACCAAGTGAAGGTCCTTCAAGTACTGAAAGTACCGTTGTTCCTGGAATAACTCCATTTCCACTAACCACTGCGCCTACTGGTATAAAACCATTTGTTTCTTTTACAAGAAAATCATCTGACGATCCTGATGAAGCTAATAATCCTGTTATAAAAACACCTTCACCATTGTTGTTTGTTGAAGAAACCAAAGTATTAGGAGGTATTGTAACGCCTGGCGTATTTGAAGATAATAAACTTCCAGGAATAAAACTACTTCCAGCTGTTAAGTCTATATCTATACGCTGTCCAGGAGCTATAGTTCCACCTCCACCACTATATGTTGCTTCGTTTTCGTTTAATTCAAAATCAGACTTGTTGGAAACAGATACATTGTAATTTAAATACTTTGGTGGTGTGTGCTTGTTTTGATAGTTTGCATATATAACTCTATTACCAGCGATTTCTTGAGAAAGAGATCTTACTGGAATTTTATCGTAAACTCTAGTTAAATCTTTTTCTGGTAAAGTTTTAAAAGGTTTTTTAGATAAATAATCATAAACATAATAACTAGGTTCGCCAGAAGTTAAAATAGTATTATTCTCTAGTGTTTGAATTAAGTCTAAAGTTATTTCTCCACCAATAGAGGGATTGTTTACATCTGTAGGTATATATGTTAGAACCTTTGGTTTACCAACAATACCAGTACCTGATATGATACTTCCAATGTCTATACCTCCTTGTAGATTGTCTATAATAATTGTAGTAGAAGCTGTAACAGCTCCATTAACAGTAAACGTTCCAGAAGAAGTTGCAATATCGCCTATGACAACTGTATCAACAACTTTAACAGCTAAAGAGTTTGATTCTTTATATAGTATGTCTATTTCTTTTATTTTTAAACTATTTTCTAAGTTGTAGTTTAAAGATGGCAGAGGTATTCTAAGCTTTATTTTATCTAATTTGTTTTCTACAAAATAAACAACTGTACTTCTATAAGCGTCAGCTTGATTATCTAGCTCTTGTAGGTTAAGGTCGTTTTCTTTTACATACATAAAATATCCGTCTTGCTTTGGAATAAATGCGATTTGAGTAAAAGGAGCAAATAAAGAATACTCATTATCATCAAACCTAAATCTATAAGAAAATCTAACAAATTTGTCTTCTAAAAAGTCTGGATCTCCTGAGAAATTAACATCATAATAAGGATTTGGATTTAATACTATTTTCTCACTAGTAACAAGCGCTGGTAGTATTCCTCCAGTTATTGTAATTTCCCAAAATGGAATTAATGGAGTAGTTGTATCGTCGTATATAGCAGACGCTACCGTAGCTCCTGCAACTGGCGTTAGTCCACCTCCAAAAACGGGATTACCAAGAACCGAAACCAATGCTCCAGAATCATAAATAGATCCGATTTCTTGTATGTCACCTTTGAAAGATGTTACTCTTACAACAGTATCACTAACTCTAGTTAACACGTTTCCAGCACCTCCGTTTGGATAGTATAAAGAACTGACATCATACATGGTAGTTTCATATTCACCAACAGTGTTAGATAAATAGCTTTCTGAATAAAGTTCCATGCAGGAATATGGATTGTATTTTGCTACAGATATTTGATCCTCAAAAGTGTAATAAGTTGCATTTGTAAAAATCCTTGTTGGATTCGCTAGTTCTATATTTATTTTTCTAGGTTGATTTCTATTGTCAGTCCAAAACAATAACGTTTCTAAAAGATTTACTCCATATATTGGATTTTTTTTAGAAAAATTTAAAAAAGCCCCTTTAACCAAGCAAACAGGTGCAGAGGCATTAGGATTACATGCAAAAATAAAATGATTAGAACCAACTCCCGTAGGATAGTAATCTTTATTAGGGTTACTTGGGTCTGGATTGTCTGTTAAAAATAAAAAAACAGTGTTAGAATTATCATCTTCTAGGTGACCTATACAATATAGATTATTAACCCCTGTTATAGCTTCAAAGTCGAAAACAGGATAGTTGCCTAAAACGTTTTCAACAGTACCAACACCGTCACCTTCTGATTTACTAACCTGTATGTTGTAAGCGTCTCTATATTCTCCGCTTGGTATTAAGCGAGCGTCTAAGTCTTTATTCATCTTAGACCTTAAAAAAGTATTTATAGCTTTAGCCATTTATTTTAGTGTTTAATCCATTTAGATTTACCTCTCATAACCTGAGTAATTTCCTCAGTCTTAATGTTAGATAATCTTATTTTTGCATTTCTTAATTTAGCAGACCTTTCTTTCTTGAGTCTTTGAACCACGTATTCTGGTTGATTAGCTCGTGTAGATATTACAGCATGTAACACGTGTGCGTATAAAGCCTCTTCTGCCATTTTGGGTATTCTAGTATCTGAATCATATGCTAAGCCATCAGAGATGTACTCTAGCACGATTAGACGTCCTACTAGTTGACTAGAAAAAGACATCTTACCTTCTCTTTCGTTTAGATTAAAATAACCATTAACATTAGCATATTGAGGATCTAAGCCATATAATTGTCCAAAGTTTTGGAAATTAATAAACTCTCCGTTTTGGTTAAGATTTAAAGAAAAATCATTTATACCCGTTAAATTGTTATTTAATAAATCGCCACTACTATTACTATGCCATCTTTCTTGAGTGATCGATGTACCTTCAATATCTGATCCAAAGTTGTCTTGAGTAGGAACTCCAGTGCTATCTTGAATTTGAGTGTAGTAAGGACTTGTGGTTAAGTTGTTTGTAGGATAGATAGGATGTAAAACACCTGCTTGATCTACCCAAGAGCATTTAACGTAATTTACATAATCTTGAGGTAAAGCTAAAGTTAAACTGGCTGGTATTGTTAATTCAGCTGATTTAATACTCTTTAAAGTGTCATAGCTAAATTCTTGTAAACCTCTTTTAGCATGAAACAATATATCAGATCTCTTAGCGGTTTGAACTAACTTTCCATCACCAACATAACCAACCATAAAGTTATCTATAGCGTCATCTAAAGTTGTATAAGCGTAACTACCATAGTTATCTTCAACAGCTTGTCCATAAGCTTTTTCAGCCTCCGTAGTTCCATACTTACCACCATCTAAGATTTTTAATTGAACAACTATGTATAAACCATTCGCTGGTTCAGAACCTGCTTCAAAAGTTATAGCATTGTTAACTACTGTGAAAACAGTTAAATACTCAACATAAGAACCTGGTAGACCAGTAGTACTAGTGTATAATTTAAAATTATTTAAAGCATAGTCGACGTTATTGGGATCGAAGCTACCTAAAATTAAATTTGTATCAAAAGTAGTTTCAAAAGATAACTTAACACCGTCACCTCTAAAACCTTGAGCGCCTTGATAGTACTGTTGATTAGTTTCTGTTATTAGGCTCATTTATTATGATTTTTCGTTAATTGAATTTTGTTGAATATCTTGAGCAGCCGTCTGTATAACGGTAGGGTCATTTATTATAACTCCGCAATATTTTAATATATGCATAACTATATTTGTTTGCTCTGAATTGTCTAGTTCAAAATTAACAGAGTTTGTAGAATTGTGTAAGTATTGACCGGAACTACCAATTGTAAAGTTCCAATTTGGATTTAATGGGTAAACCACGCAATTAGCTAATACAGAGTCTGGAAGAGGGTTTATTATTAAAGAAGAACTAGTAGATGTGCCACTGCTTAAGTAGTATATTGGATTTTTTTTTGTAGGTAGAGTTAGTTTTGATCTTACTATTTTGTTGTAATCACTTTTTGAAGTAAACTGAGTTATTGAATCGTATTTAGTTTGACCATCATACGTTGATATAATAGACCCAAATTTACGCACAGTTCTATTTATAGAACCAGTATCTGACAACTGAGGTTGAATAAAAGCATTTTCTGCGTTTATAGTTAATTGTAATTCTTGTTCAAACGGCGTTAATTTTGATTGTATGTCTTTAGACATATTAAAAAACTCAGTGTCATTTTGACTATTATTTTGATTCGGTCTATTTAATTGATTTCCATCTGGAAAATATGATTCAAATATTTCCAACTGAACCTGAGCCGCTAAGCTATTAAACTCAGCAGGTGGAACGTAACCTCTTTGTTCTTTGTTTAATATATACAAGACCGTTTGATACACAGTGTTTACATTTACCGCCATTTGTTGTTTTTTTAATTATAGCAATTAGGCCACTTTTAAAGTGACCTAGCTACTATAGTATTACTTGTTTTTATAGTTTTTTATCTATAGACTTATAGATTTCAACACCTTCGTCTGTCTTTAAGAAAGCCGCGAATGCTGAGTAAGGATTTTCGTCAAAAGGTACATTCATTAATTTTCTACCAGTTGACACCCATGTAAATGTTCTTTGATCTTGTGATAGACTTATAATGCCAACCTCTTGTGCTCTAATAGCAAAATTCCTTAGTTGTACATTTTCATCATTAGCTAAGTTAATAAACAATGCAGGATTGTTTCTAGCAAATAATAATAAGTCTCTTTTAAGTTCTTTAGAACTCATTTCATTTACTTTAGAACCTAGCTCAACTCTAAGTATTGCTTCTGCATGATCAACTTCCATTGATCTAGCTGCATTTAAAGCATCAATTTGAAGATCTAATATATCTAGTTCGTCTTCAGCTTTTTCGCTAGCGCTAAACTCTTCGTATATCCTACCTTTTAAAGGGTGATACAATGAAAGCAACTTCTGCAAGTTCTGTTGTTCTTTTGGAACTTTCAAGTCTCCATCCATAAATCTTATATGACCCATAGTACATTCCCCTTTTTGTTCATCAACAAGTGGTGAGTCTTGATTAGTTGCGTATCTTATTTCTTTTTGTTTCCCAGTTTTTTTATCAAAATAAAGTAAAGCATGCTTTCTTGTATGTCTACTTGGAATTGTTAATGTTAAAGGGTTTTTGTTACCTTTTAAGTAATAAACTCTATCCTTGATTTCCCACGATGGTTTTGTGGGTTTTACTGGAGTAGTAACTTGTGTTACAACTTGTTCCTGAGGTGCAACCTCAATTGTTTCTGCTGTAGCTTTTTTAGCCATAATATAATATAATTAAATAGTTTAAAAATGTGACAATAGCCTTAGTATATAACTAGTAAGGGGCTAATGTCATATAAAAAATCCCCACCCGAAGGCAGGGATTGTTATTGTTGTGTTACTAGATTCCTTTGAAAAGTACAAAGTTGTTAGCAGCTTGAGTTACTAAACATCTTTCAGATAGGAAGTTTACTTCCATAGCATCAAGAGTTGAAGTATAAGCGCCTCCAGCAGAACCAGTTAACCAAGACTTCATACGACGATCATCAGCTTGTGAGGCTCTGTATCGTACGTGTAAGAATGGTCTACGAATGTTAGTTCCTAGTACTTGATCGTAAACTGTAGAAGTTCCAGCAGGTACTAATACACCTTCAATAGAACTAATACCGTTTAATCCACCACGAGTAGAAGCATCGTTTAAGTATTTCCAGTCAGTCTTATAGAAATCGTAAGATCCTCTACGGAATCCGCTAAATCCTAAATTCAAAGCCATTTCTTCTGAATTTTCAAATAAACCAAAAGCAGTTCCACCGGCAAATCCACCAGAGATAGCAGCTAGCATATCATCAAAATCAAGAGATGTTTGTCTTTGTAAGAATAACATGTTTTCTTCAATTGCTCCTTGAGTATCTAAATTCTTAAGGATAGCATCAAATTCGTCAAGTCCAGCAGCAGCAGTAAATCCTACTTCTACATTACCACGAGTTTGAATAGCAGCAAATAAACCTTGTGTTCCAGGGTTTGTTCCAGCAGTTGCAGCAACTTGATTGAACTCACCTTCTACCATTGACATTTCTAAGTAATCCTCAAAACGTAAACGAGTTTCAGATTCAGCTTTTAAATACCATAAGTACCCAGATGTTCCGTCTTCAGTCGCAACTTCAACCCATCCAATTTGTGCCATATCAGAACCAGATACAGTGTATTGGTTACGGATGATGATTGGAGAATTAGAGTACTGTGTAAAAGATGGCTCAACACTTACTCTGTCTCCAGTTGCAATGTTAGATCCTTTTCCATAATCAGAACCGTAAACGAATACCTTTAATCCAGTAGCACTGAATCCTTGAGTAGCTAAGCTTAAGTTAGAATAAGGCTGAATATCAATAGTTCCAGCAGCGCCAACAACGGTTGCAATCACAATACCTTTAGCTTCTAATCCTGTTACAGGATCTAAAACTACTACAGTATCATTTACAGATATAACATTAGATACACCTGCAACCGCACCTGGGTTTATTGTGATTTGAGAAGCAGTACCAGCTCCAACGTTAGCTTGAGATACTCCATCATAAGAGATGTGTAATCTATTTTGTTCAGACCAAATTACTTGATCAGAAGTCATTGGCATTTCAGCACCAACCATTCTTAAAAATCCAGATAACGTACGGTTTCCGTAACGCTCTACTTCAGCTTCGTAGATTTCTGGTAAATATTGCTGTGCAAAATCATTAGCCCCATTATTAAACTGGAGGTAGTTTGATTGCAACAACTGCTGTGATTGACTTGGGACAATAGACCCAAATTGAGGAGTTAAACTCATAATTGTTTTGTTTTTTTAGTTAAATTTCTTTGTTTTTATTCTTAATTTCGAGGAGTCAGTACCTGAAATAGCTTTAACCTTAAACCCGTTTACAAAAACATCACCTTGAGTGGACCTAGCTTTGGTATCACTTAAGTTTCTTGATGAATTTACAACGTCTTTAACAGCGTCAGCTTTTCCTTGCTCGTAAAAATGAGAGGCAATCTTATCCACATTGTCAGCAGCGTACATAGCTTTGTGATAACCTTTCGTGTCACTAACATTACCATCTGAGTCTAGGAACTTCCCGACAAGGTTATTAATGTTTGATTGGTTTTCTGCAACTTTATCACGGTTTTGAATATTGTACTTATAGTTCTTATCACCGACTTTAATATCGAAACCTTCGAAATCATCGTTGAAAAGCTGTTTAGTACTTTCTTGAAACTGTGAATGTTGTTGCTTAGCTGTTTCCTGCTGCTTATTATAGCGGTTGAAAAAATCCGTAGCTTTTTGAGTATCAGGGTTTACGTTTGATCTCAACTTGATTTCATCGTAATACTTAACCTTTGTTTCCTCTAAAAAACCTTTAGCTTTTGCAACCTCTTCCTTGAACGCAAGTTTCTTTTTGCGTATATCTCTATCCTCTTCTAGATCTTCGTCGTAGTCAAAATCTTCTAATAGAAGCTCTACGTCTGAATTATCTAAATAAGGTTTGTTTTTCTTATAATACTCTTTTAATAATGTTTTTTCATCTACATTAGAGTAATCGGCGTTAAGCCTTGTGTAATCTTCAATTGTCCCACCAGTTTCTTCCATGAAGCTAACTAGTTTTTCGATGTTTTCAGGTAATTGCTTACCTAGTACTTTTTCATCTCTTAAAGCTTCTTTAACTTCTGCCTCAACTTTAGCTACTTCAACCTCTTTGATTGGTGTAAACTCTTTAACATCTTCGACGGGCTTTTGTACTTGTTCTCCCACCGCAGCGCTATCTCCGGATGGTTTTTCCACAGGAACTTCCTTTGTTTCTCCGATTTGAATGGCATCTTCTTTAGGTATTACCACTTTTATAACCTCAGGCTCTGTTTCAATCAAAGGTTCTTTGATGTTTACTTTAACCGGTTCGTTACTTGGTGTTGTTAATTTTTTTGGAGTTTTCTTTTTAATTTTAAACTCACCTTCCTGCTTAACAGGTTCATTTGTTTTTACTTCTGACATAATATAATATAATTAAATAATTGTTTACTTCCTACATGAAAGCTTGCATGCCCATATCGGGTTCGTTTTCAAAGTCTATAGGTAAACTATCGTTTTGCCTTTGACTTATAAGCTCGCTTTGCTGCGAAGCTTCCATTTTGCTACGAGTATCTTTGCGATCCTCAATAGCTTTTTCTTTTTGTTGCATGTTCTGAACCTCAAGTTGTTTTAGCTGCATATCAAACTGAAACTTAGTTTGCATCTCTTGAGCTTTTAATTGAGCTGCAATCTCCATTCTTTGAATCTCCATTTGATTCTTAGATTGTTCAAACTGAACATTCGCACCCATAATAGCCTCTTGCTTTTGCACTTCAGCCATTGCTGTTTTCTCTGCTGTTTCAGCTTGAGAATCACCTTGAGCTTTGATGTTAGCTTGTTGATTAGCTTGGTCTTGTTTAGCCTTCGCTTTACGCTTAACCTTTAACATTTGATTAGCTAACTTGAGATTTTTAATCTGCCTTAAGTCTATAGCATCTTCTAAGTCAATACCACCTTGGCCTAATGCAACTTGAATATTCTCTTCTAATTTAGCTTGCTCTTCGTCGTCTGGTTCTAATTCTAAGAATATACCAAAGTCATATAAGTTTAAATCAACAACTTGCTGTAATGTTTCAACATTAAAAGTTGATATAGAGTTCTTAAGTGATTCAGCTGTCAGCGGAAAATATAAAGCGTCTGCTATTTTAAGAGAAACGTTTTCTGCTAGCTTTAGCGTGAGATATAAACTAGCTTGCTTGATATGTCTAGTTGCTACGTTAGATGCGTTAGCGGCCATCTTTTGAAGACCTACTAGTGAGTTTTTATCCTGTGAGCTTCCATCTCTAGCTTCATTTAATCCTGTTACGTCACGGATCATTTGTAAATAATATTGATACGTTTGTATAAGCGCTTGTATCTTACCTAGACCGCTAGAGCTATTAAGTTCTTGAATAGGTACTTTACCAGGATTCATATCACCATCTTGCGTCATTGATCTACCTACAATAGAACCAGTTTGGAAATACATGTTTAATGCTTCCGCTGGATTGTAATTAGTTCCATTACCAAGATCAACCTCAGCTAAACCATCCATATCTAAGTAGACACCGTCTGGTACCATTCTAGACATTACCTGTTGCAGTTTAAGATGTGTTAGTTGAATCATATCTGCAAATCCAACGCATTTACTTACAACAGATTCTATACGTCCCTTGTACATTCTAGGAGCACATATAGCGTAATTCATTTCAACCTTAGTTGTATCTGCCATTGGCCTAGACATATTCTCTGCTAGACTCCAGTCTAATATAGTGTTAGTTCCTAAAACTTTAGCTCCAGTGTATAAAACCTCTATTGATCTAGATACTCTTTCAAAGTTATCATTTTCAGGTGGATTAAAAGTGTCTGGCTTTTCCAAAGCTTTTAATAACCCTGAATCTGTTTGTTTTATTTTAAACACTTGATTGTGATACGTCTTGTATTCAAAGTACATTACCTGTACTGTGTTCTCATCGTAATTACCCCAACCAGTTACATATTGCCTGTTACCAGGTGTTTGTTGTATTTTTTTTAATTCTTCTTCTGATATACCAGGAAACTCTTTTTTAAGCTCTGGTATTGTTATAGACTTTACCTCGCCTACATAGTATATATCTTCAAAGTTTGGATCTTCTGTATACGAGTAAACCATATAAGCTGGATCTACGTAATCAACAGTAATTCCTTCAGCTGTGTTAAAGTTAGTTTTACCAGCTGAGATACCTATAGTCGTAAGATCCATATTCAATCTTCGTCTAACAAGATCGTATTTGTTTTGAGCAAACACAGTTGATATAGCTTCTTCTTCTGCTATTTCAATTGATTGCTTATAACTAAGTTGCATGTGTAATTCCAACTCTTCCTTAGATCCTGGAACTACAACTCCACTTGGCGATTGGTACAAATCAATACCTAACGTTTGTTTTAAACCGTCTAGATATTCTTTAGCAACCATGTCTTCTTGAAGCCTGCTAGCGTATTCAGTTCTTCTTTTAACTGAACTAGGATCTTGAGAATAAGCTTTAATGTCATAAGACTTTTGCGATATACCATTAACTACAATATCTACGAACTTAGATAAAATAGGTACAGGCTTCCAGTCTAAATTAAGATAAGACAAATCACCATTAATTGACAACTCATCTTTATATTTCTGCACAGGTTGTTCACCTCTAGCGTATAGTCTTAACGAATGAAAGTTATTCCAGTTTGTTAAGTATCTATTACCTCCAGTTCTGCCTTGGTCAAACCACTCATACTCGATAGCTTGAGCAACTTGAGTTCCGTATTCCCAGCTAGCTTTTTCAGCATCGCTTACTACTTGGCTTGGAAAAGCGCTATTAGTGTTAGTGTATATACCCATTTAACTTATAATTTTTGAATTGACCCCTTTGTTGTCATATTTTTTAATACCTAAATTTACAGACTCTCTTATAACCGGATTAGACGGAGCATATCTGTGTTTATTGCAAGCCATTAAAGCTAGGCCAGAACTAATAGAAGCATCGTGCTTTGTTCTGTTGTTTATATTAAATTTAGCCCAGTCTTCTAATGTTCTTTGAAAAAACATATCACCATACCCAGTTTCTTTTAAACCAACGTATGATTCTATATATGTTTCAATAGCTGCCGCGTGAGCTTGCTTTATATCTTCACTTGAATTTGGTATTCCACCAAGTTCTCTTTCTGTTACTGATAATTTATTATATTTTTTATCTGGCCTGTTTATAGAAAAATTTCTATAACCTCTTCTTTTAAAATGGTATAATAATCTAGGTTTATTATTCTCTGCTAGTATCGGCATACCGTAAAACACGCAAGCCATTAATACGTCTTCAAAAAATATTTCAGCGGTTTGTGGTCTAGCAATGTATTCTAAAAAGAAATGATTTGGAGGCACGTCCTCCATTGAAAACTTAGTTAAACCATGCAAAGATCCATTAGATCCTCTTTTGTCAACTGTACCTGATATATCATAACTGTCACAACCAAAGGCTCCGCAGTGTTCGTTTCCCGGATATTTATACCCACTCTTTATTATTACACGATTTTGCAAGTTTGCAGGTGGAACCCAAGAAATTCTGAACCTTCCGTTTTTATTAGGCATAAATGTAACTTTAGAGTCTTTAACACCGTTCTCCCATTGAAAACTTCCTTGTGTAACTGATATTGAGTTTTTAAGATCTTCATTAAAATCTATTTGCTCGTATATTTTTGTTAAATTAAATAAAGATTCTTTAGACTCATCTCTAAAAGCGTGCTTTGTTGTACGCGGGAATTGTCTGTAGAATTCATTTAAACCATCTTGATCTTGCTTTAATCCTTCGACTTCATTCTCCCAGTACTCCACAACACCTTGAACTATAGTATCGCCTAAAGGTCCTTTTAACTCTTCTTTTGGAGTGTCGAATACAGGAAAGCCATAAGTGTCAATGTAACCCTCGTAGTTCCATTCCATAGGTATGAACAAACTATAGAGTCCTGAGCGAGTCTGTCCATTGGCATTTCTTTGCGTAACATCTGAATCATTGTAAAGTTTTTTAAAGTTGTCTCCTCCTTTATCTAAAGCGTTTGAGGTTGAACCCATCATACACTTGCCTATAATTCTTGAACCTAACCTTAAACAAGTTCGAGTTACCCTCCAGTTGTTTAATATATTTGTAGGTCTTTCCCACTTTCCACTTTCATCGTGTACTAGTAGTTTTAATTTCTCACCGTCATACGAGTTATCACCTGTGTTTTTCCAGTCGATCGTGGTGTCGAGACCGGTAATTTCTTGAAGCTTTTCGTTGGAGTCAAGCTTACGTCTTGTGAATTTAGACGCTGGTACTCTGTACGCGAGCTCTGTCTTCGGGCGATCCATTCCATCCTGGATTGGTTTGAAGAAGAATGGATAGTTGACTGATATTGGGACAACTTTGTCAGTAAACATTTTCTTTGCATCGGGTCCAGATTTCGAGAGTATACCAAAGCGAGCATCTGTAGATATTGTTGCTTGGTTAACTGTCTCCCCGCTTGCCATGAACGAAAAACCGGATCTTCTGTTCTTAAGGTAGCACATCCCATAGCTACGCGTGTCGGCTTTACAAGCTTCCCAGAATATGTAGAATAATCTGTTTGATTCCCTAAAGTCTGGTTGCCCGACGTCAATCTTACTCCACTGCAAGTACATGTAGTTAGTGCCAGTAATATAAGTAGGCTTGTCTTTGTTAATAAACCAAAAACCCTCTTCGCGACGCGTGAATTCTTTATCAATGTAATCATACCACTTTTCTTTAAAATCTAACGGGTATTCTTCCCAGTCAAATACAGATTTAATTTTATTTAATTCTTTTGGGTATTCTGAATGAGACCATTTGTTATCTTCAAAGTTAACAACGTCATTTTCTTTTGGTAAAGCTATTACAAGATCTTGTATCTCATATATCTCACCTATCTCGCCGGTTTTACTTATAACTATTAAGTCGTGTTCTTTGTTGTACCCATATTCCCACTTCTTATACCTATTCATTCTTTTAAGAACTTTAGGCTTTACGTGGTCTTTTAATACTTTATATAAAGTTTGCTCGTACATTATTTAGATCTCCCTTCTGCAAATCCTCTAAAAGACTTTTCCTCTTTTACTTCTACAGGTTTTTCGTTTAACAAGTTCTCTTCAGCTTCTATTCTACTCAATATTTCAAAAGCATCGAATATAGCTAGTTTCTTTGTAGCTGCAGCGTTTTTTAATCTATCCGCCGTGATATCATCTCCTGAATCAACAATAGCTTCTTTAGCTACTTTGATTAACTCCTGAACTGCTACTTGCCCAGCTTGGATTATATTCAACTTCGTTTCCTTGGTGTTCATATTTAATTACAATATCATTAGATTTCATACAGTATAATCGCTTTCCGTCAACTAAAAATTCCCATTCTCCGTTTGGCGTGTAGCCAACTAGATCTCCTGAGTTAATCCCTAGTGCATTTAAGGAGCTATTGTCATATTTTAATATACCAACAAGGCTCTTCTCTTTATCCAGCGTTAGGGATTCTGTATTTTTTATAGGTGAAATAAAACATCTGTTTCCAAAAGCTTTCCAATCACCACCTTTATTATATAAGTAGATTTGATCTACTGCACAGAAATATAGATCATCTTTGAACCAAGATCTACTTTTCTTTTTTTCTCCTTTCATGTCATAGAATACTCTAAACACGTTTTGGTGTATAACAATTATATCACCAACATCAATACCAGTATTTACAGCTTTAGGTGTTTGTATAACTTTAGCTAATCTATTTACAAATTTAAAGTCTTCAATTTTTGAATTTAAAACTAACTCTTTGCCACCTATTTTAATTGTATTACTGTATTTTTCACCTAATGGCTCTACTATAAAGTCGTATAACCCTTTCAATACTCTAAGTCATATTCAACAGATATTGCCATGTGAGAATTAAACTTCTTCCATGGCATTACCTCGTTGTTTTTCTTAATGTGAATATTGTAAGAGTTATCTAATTCATCAAAAAGTATATGTGAGATTTCATGACCTCCATAAACTTGTTGACCTACAGAGTAATGCATTGCATCATTCTTGTAATCAGAACCAATACTTATTTTTCTTACAATAGAAGACATCCTAAGCTTTTGTAAGTTTAGAGTCTTTTTCTACTTCAGTATATTCTCCAGTCGTTAGGTCGATATCAATAGCTCCATACTCTTTTTCGAGTTCAACTTTTAAATCTTCTACAACTTTATTAGCGTCTGCTACTTGATGTAATAGACTATGTTTTTGAGACTCTAAAATACCTATTTGATTAACTATTGTCATTAATTCTTTTTGACCTTCGGTAATACTTTTTAATTGTTCGTCTGTAATTTTACTCATTTTATTTGATTTAATTGTTTATAATAATATAGTTACTTGATTTTTAACTATTTTAACGCAACCATATCTGCTGGGCCAGAAAGAATATAATCAAACGCTACTGGTAAAATCGTTCCAGCAGGAACAGCATTAAATGTTACAGCGACTGTTGCGCCAGATAATATGCCTACGATATTCCCACCTGTACCAGAATATATTGAAGAACCTGTTAAGTTAGTACCTAAAGTTCCAGATTGGTTTTCAAACTCCCAAGCAGAGGTTGGTGTTATGGTTGCCGTTCCACCGCCGATAGCTAGTGCTTTGCCTACAAGACCATATGTTATTCCGAATGTTCCCATTTTTTTTATTTATTGTTTGTTATTGATTTTGCTTTCTCCCAAGTTCTACCTACAAAATAAGCTCCGTAAACGGTTACTAGCAATGTTTGAAAAATTGGTATATATTCTTTAGCTAACGCAAACTCACCAATGTTGCCATCAAAAAAAGCTAGAGACGTAAAGATTACAGTTAGATATATTAATATAAAAGGTCTAATGTTTTTACTTAAAAAACTATCAGATTTCATATCTGCTTCCCAACGCCTACTAACTTCTACTTGAGCCTTAGTATCTGCGTCTTCTAATATCTGCTGTATTTGTTTCTTTACTTCTAACCTTTCTTCTTCGGTTGTAGTAAGCTTGTCGATGACGTTACCAATCTCTTTGATAACGCCACCTGATAGCCATTGAATTATTTTTTTCATTTATTCTTTTTTCATAATTACAGTACTGTTTTCATCTCCTGTAAAAACACATTGTAAAGTATCTTCATCTATAACAGTGTAAGACATTCCAACAGTATAGCCATTTCTAGGATTATATATTGAAGTCGTCATTGTAGTGTCTGTTTGAGTTAATATAACTTCGTTTAACGTACCGTTTGATTTAAAACTATAATTAATAATTCTAACTACAGCATAGTCACTAGCTAAAATTACTGTTTTATATGTTGAACCTTCCATAACCCAAACACCTTCAAATGCTTCTTGAGCTTTAGAAGTTAGTACTGTAAAAAATAAAGTTAATGTAATAAGTAATTTTTTCATAATATTAAATTTAATTGTTATAATATTATAATTACATATAATTAGTAACGTTTATCTTTCGAATCTATTGTATGTTGATCCTGTTTGTCCTTTTGCAGTTGTTTTAGCTAAATTTGCTAGAACTTTTTTAGGTATGAGTTTCGAGGATGAAGCTTCTTTGTCTAACTTTACTCTAACTCCAGTTTTAGGATTTGCATATATTTTTTTACCATAGTGAGGGTTTTCTACCATATCCTCTTGCTCTCTATAAGCTTTTCTAAACTCAGTTTCTTCACCAGCTTTTTTATCTTGATAAAGAGGGCTTTTTCCAGATCCTCCTACGTGTAGTGGTGATCCAGCTGTGATTGAGTGTTTGTTTGTAAATGGTTTCATTTATTTTTTATTTTTAATTGGTGTTTCTGTTACGTGTTTAGCGCCAGGAAATTTATAGTCATATCCTGGGTACATTATTTTTGTATATCCTCGGTTGTCAGTACCTAATACTTTAAACTCGACTCCTTTCATTGTTATATCGCCTCCTAATATAGTATTTTGAGACTCGTTAACGTCAGGACTGTTTTTTAAATAACCTGTCTTAGATGTCTTCATTTAGGAT